CATGCCGACTATGGCAACGCCAAGCTCGTGAGGAGCACAACCCCTGCCAATACGTTGAGTGTGGACGCGAACCATCTGGTTGCTGTCCCTGTTACACAGAAGGTGGACGTGGAGACGGTCAAGACGCAAGCCGTCACCTGCGCGGCGGGGGTCACGGTGGGAGCGTATGTGGGCCAGGGTACTGCGGCCATCGCGGTGGATGCCTCCGGCAACGCCGCCGCCGACATCAAGGAAATCAACGGAACGGCAATCACCGGCAACGGCGGGACGACGCCGTGGGGTCCGGCCTAACCGATGGGCGCGGCCTGGACAGCCGGCTCATGGGCGGCGGGGGCCTGGGCCGACGGATCATGGATTGAGGCCGGCGCGTACCCGCTGGCCTGTGCAAGCGGCTCTTTAACACTCTATGGAACGGCGGTCGGGCTGAAGGCGGACCGGAAGCTGGCCACGGCATCGGGCGGCCTTTCCCTGGCCGGGTCCGGCGTCACGCTGAAGGTCACGCGCAAGATGGCCACGGCATCGGGAAGCCTGGCGCTTTCCGGCACGGCCATCGGGATCAAGGCGGCGAGGGAGCTTGCAACAGCATCCGGCAGCCTGACCCTGGCAGGAACGGCGGTCACGCTGACCAAGACCGGCATGGTGTCGCTGGCCTGCGAATCGGGCGCTTTAGCTCTCGCGGGAACGGCGGTGGCCCTGAAAGCCACGAGGATGCTTGCAGTCGCGTCCGGTAGTCTGGCCTTGTCAGGCACAGGGGCCGCACTCGAACGTGGCTATCCGGTGGCAGCAGGGGCCGGTGCGCTGTCCCTGTCGGGATCGTCCGTCAATCTCAAGGTGACGAGGAAGCTGGCGACGGCAAGCGGGTCCATCGCCCTGTTGGGAACGGCAGTCGCTCTTTCAAGAACGCGCAAGCTCACCGCCGCAAGTGGCGCACTTACGCTGAACGGCACGGCCGTCGGTCTGACGAAGGTCGGCTCCTACGAACTGGCCTGCGCGTCCGGGGCGTTGGCCCTGGCAGGATCGGCCGTAGGATTGAGGGCGGCCCGCAAACTCGCGACGGCGACCGGCGCGTTGGCGCTGGCGGGGACGGCAGTCGTCTTGAGGCCCGCCCGAAAGCTGGCCACGGCCTCCGGCGCCATCACGCTCAACGGAACGGCGGTCACGTTCCGCACCGGCCACGCCAACACGATCGAGTTGGATTCCGGCAGTTTCACGCTAACAGGCACGGCCGTCACGTTCAAGTGGATCGCGCCGCGTTATCGGATAGGCAGAGGAAAGAAGATCGCAACCATCGCATACGGGGAAAAGGTCAAGTCCATAGCGGCATGAGGACAAAAATATGATCGCAGAGTTGACACCGAAACAGGCATCCGAGGCCTACTACATCTCCTGGGATTTCAGCGGAGTCCTGGCAACCGGGGAGACGATCTCGTCGGCAACCGTCGTCGCGCTGGACATGGCCGACAGTTCCGTCGTTACCGGAACGGTCACGGACGTTGCGAAGCAGACCATCGCCACCGCTTACGTTTACACATGGGTCAAAGCAGGAACGGACGGACACACCTACCGGCTGACATGCACGGCAACGTCCAGCCTTGCCGCCGTCTATGAACTGGAAGGCATCCTCGCCGTCCGAGACATCCCGGCGACTCCGCCATCGATGGGGACGGGGATCATCACGGCCCCGGTCATCGAGCCGGTCACTCTGGAGGAGGTCAAGGACCATCTCCTGATCGATGAGACGACGGCGGCAGCCGACAACCAGCTCATGCGGATGATCAAGGCGGCCCGGCAGCAGATCGAGGACTGGACGCGCCGCGCCATCCTGACGCAGACATGGGACTATTGCCTACAGGCGTGGCCTGGCGGTAAGTTTATCGCCATCCCGCACGGCAACCTGCAGAGCGTATCATCCGTCAAGTGGAAGGATGAGGACGCGACGGAAACGACGCTGACCGAGACGACCGACTACCTGGTCGAACAGAACGGGACAATGTGCGGACGGATCGTCCTGCCCTACGCGACGGGCTGGCCGTCCGGAGTGCTCTATCCGTCCAACCCGATCACGATCCGCTACGTCTGCGGCTGGTCCACGCCGGAGCTGGTGCCGGAGACGATCAAGGCGGCGATCCTGATGACGGTGGCCGACATGTATGAGAACCGGAGCGTGCAGGAGTTCAACACGATCAACCAGGGATTCTCCGTCAACAAGAGCGTGGAGATGCTCCTGGCGAGCCAGAGGCTTTGGATGTGAGGATCGGCGACCTTAAAAAGAGGATCATGCTGCAATCGCCCTCCGTCGCGGCGGATGGAATGGGCGGGCAAAGCGTGACTTGGACTGACGTCAAGGAGGTGTGGGGGGCAATCTGGCCGACATCGGCGAGCGAGGTCATGTCGGCACAGTCGGCGGTGCTGTCGGTCAGCCATCGCATCCGCATCCGCTACCGATCCGACATCACATCTGCATGGCGGGTCTACTATACAGACGGGGGCAAGTATTACAACATCGTCAGCATCATCGACCCGAACATGCGGCACTGGGTGCTGGACCTGATGTGCATGGAGACAACGTAGCATGGACGCGTACCTGACCGCCATCATGACGAAGACGACCGGATCGGCATTCAGCACGGCCGTCGGCGGGCGGATATACCTGGACGCCGCGCCGGACAAGGCGACATTCCCATACTGCGTCTTTTTCATCGTGAGCGCGGTCCCGAACGGGACGTTCACGGAGGACATCGACGACATCATGATCCAGTTCAGCCTGTTCAGCACATCGAAGGGAGCGACGGAGATCACGGGCCTGTATAACAAGCTGACGGCACTGTTCGATGACTGCACGCTGACCGTTACGGACGCGCTCTCGCTGTCCTTCAGCCGGGAGAATCTGATGACATCGGTTGAGGACATGACGACCACGGCCGGGACCGTCGGCGTGAAGCATTGGTCGGTCGATTATATCGGAAAGGTGCATTACACGGCATGATGGACATCATCATCCTGGCTCATGACCAGCACGAAATGACGGCGGACTGCCTGGAGGCGGTACGGCAGAACACCATGGCGCCGCACAGGATCGTCCTGGTGGACAACGGATCGGTACCGCCTTATGAGGGGGCGGTCATCCGCAATGAGCGAAACCTGGGCTATCCTGTGGCGGTAAATGCAGCCATCCGGCAGACTTCCGGCGACGTGATCTGCCTGCTGAACAACGACGTTTATGTCACGCCGGGATGGGACAGGCGACTTCTGGAGGGTCTGGAGCAGTTCGATATCGTGGGGCCGATGACATCCTATGCGGCAGGGGTCCAGCTCACGACCGTGGGCCACTATGAGAATCTGGACGGACTGAACGCACGGGCGCTTGAGTATGCGGAAGAAAACCGTGGCCGGACGAAGGAAGTCAACTGGGTAACGGGATTCTGCTTCATGTTCAAACGGTCACTCTGGAATGAGATCGGGGAGTTTGATGAGTCCATGTGGCCGTGCAATGGAGAGGAGATCGACTTCTGCATGAGGGCGCGCAAAGCCGGGAAGCGCATCGGGATCATCCAGGGCGTCTACGTCCACCACGACGGGTCAAAGACCTTCACTTCGATGAACCTTGAATATGATGCGATTGTCGAGCGGAACGACAAATACCTGGCCTCGAAGTGGGGTGATACGGTCTGGCTGGACCAGTGCATCCTGTCCAATGGCGACGGCCTCCGGCTGAACCTTGGATGCGGCCCGTTCAAGCTCAAGCACTTCAAGAACATCGACATCAACAAGGACCTGAAGCCGGACATCGTGGCGGACATTACGGACCTTCCGTTCGAGCCGGGCACCGTGGACGAAATCTATGCCGGCCACGTTCTGGAACATTTCGACTGGCGGGACGGAGAGCGGGCGCTGGGGCATTGGGTGTCGATGCTCCGTCCCGGAGGGAAGATCAGCGTCAGCGTGCCGGATTATGACATGCTCTGCCGGACCTACCTGGCGCATCCAACGGCGGAGCGACTGCGGGAGTTCAACGACAAGTATATTTACAGTTACATACAAAAGTCGCCGCACAAGTACGCATACAACGAGGCGCTGCTGGAGGACGTGATGATGAAGGTCGGACTGGTCAGCCTCAAGAGGATGCCGGTCGACCACGAATATTTCCCGTATGCCATCGACTGGCAGGTCGGGATCGAGGGGAGGAAAAGGGTATCGTGAGGGTTACGAATTTCAAACTCGGAATCTGCGTTCCGCTGACGTACCAC